GCTCGATACCCTTGACCGAGGCTGTCAACAATTCCATCTCTTTGGAGAGCGGAGGCAAGTGCCCTAGCCACAACATCGTGGTCTAGGGACACATGCTCTTTCGTGAAAAAGAAAATAGACGAACTCCCTAACGAGTCTAGGTCTCCAGACCACTCTCGCCAGAGAGTTTCGCCTACTCTTGAATCTTTTGCCATTTGTTACCTGTATTCATTATACAGGTTTTAGACAAAAAATAGCGTAAAAGTTGTTATTCTACGGGCCAGATATATTCATACGTTTCGGGACGGAATCCAGGGTCTTCATCCCAACCGAACTGCGAATACCACTCATAGTTCTTGCTTAGAAGTGCAGTGCGGTGGCTTGCAGCAACAGACTTGAACACATCCATATTTGAAATCCAGTATGGGTTAGATGAAGCCTGGTCCAATAGGCCAAGCTCTAGTGCTCGCATGATGGTTGCTTTTGCCTTGTCACCAATAGTTGACTTGTACCCACGGCGTTTCCACTCTGCCACCATCTCTTCGATATAGAGATATAGAGCCATCTCGTGACCACGCCACATCTTCACAGCAGGGTGGTTGACCCAGCCTTTAGGTGCTCGGTGGTTACCTTGTGGGTCAAGCTCAAGCAGGGTCATAAGAATCTGCCAGCCTTCAAGGGCTTGCTTATTGAGACGCTGTCGGTCCAAAACCTTAGCGGTAGAAGTGAAGCTGTCTGTAAGAGGTACGAATGTTTGCACCAGTTGTCCTTTCGTCGTTTGTTCTATGTTATAGAACTCAGGGATATTTGTCAAGTATTGTTTGCAAAATTCATCGACGCCCTCTTGATAGAAGCGTAGACAGTAGCCTTAAAAGGTTTATCGGTGTTCTTGTCATCCACCTCGGTTGTTTGAACCAAGATTTCAATGTCCAAAGATGAGCGGACAGTATCTACGTCAGTATCTAGATATGACGCTAGGTCTGCAAGTGCCTTTGTCTCAATCTCTTTCTCGTTATTGCCGTATACGGTGAGAGAGAATTTTGTCTTGAGAGTGACCATTAGCGGATTCGCTTCTGAAGCTTCTCTGGCTGATAGTGGGCACCATCAATCTCAGGAAGTTTTCCGTCATTCATCTTGACAATAATATCACCAGAACGAATGGCGGTGATGTGACCACGACGACCATTGTGCACAGCACCAAGTTCTCCGTCAAATGCATCGTGCATTACGCGGACCTGGTCACCAACCTTAAGGTCTCCACGTCGAGCATCTACCCAGATTTCATCCTTGTTTGGCATAACCAGAGTGTGCCCCAAAGCGACCTTACCCATGATATCCAAAACCTGGCGTGCCTGGTCAGGAGTTAGGTCCATCGGCTCCCAAGCCTCAAGAAGCTTGAGGACAGCCTTGCCCACACCAACACGGACTTTGGCTTCAATGAACTGTTCTTTTACCCAGTTATAGTTGACTTCCATTATTTCTCCTAGAGTTTCATTGTTTCGTTTAGAAGCTTAGTTACTTCAATTTTACTAGGTGTTTGCTCTAAATAGGACTTTTTCTGCATCTTAGCCAGACCACGTCTATCCTCTAGAGTCATTTCCTCGATTGTAGCAGCCAAGACCGTCCAACTCGGACCGAGGACCGCACTCTCTTTCCACTCTGTAACTACAGGAATACCAGCATTGAGTGCCTGCATGTAGCGATAAGTCCACCAAGTTCCCTGACGTCTGTCAGGAGAAATCATGGCACCAACCGAACGGGAAATCTGTAGATAGACGTCGTGGTCTGTGTAGCCCTTATTCATCTTCATAGGAGAGCCAGGGAGAGACACCATCTTGAGCTGCTTTTTGGTCCAGTGAGGGGTCGGAATGTCGTATACCCATTTGTTGGCAATCACGTCTGAATAGCCAGACGAGGATTCATCCAAGAATGCATCAACATTGAGAGCCACCAGGCATGAGCCAACAGTGGAAGGGAGCGACTTGTATACCGAATCATCAGACCCCCAAGGCAGAGCCGAGTAGTACGTCAAAGGCCAATCCTGAGTCAGTAGCTTGTCGATGGCAGACAGGATTTTACTTTGAATTTCCTGACTCGCTAAAACCTGAGCGTAGTGCTTTCGGTATGAGAAAAAATCTTTAGTTAGGTTTTCAGGGGAACCAAGAGTAGCCCTGAGAGACACGCCAATCTGTGAAACAGTTGGGGCATCAATAAAGAATGACAACTTGCTAGACGACCATAGAGCATCAATTATCGTGAGAGCACCGTATGCTCGATTAGCTCCAAGACTGGTGATGGGTGCAAGACCGACCAATACCGAGTCAAATTCTGCAAGGGAAGATTCATCTAGAACAAGATTAGGTTCTCCCCAAACCACAGTATGTCCCATCCCTTCGAGGACATCTTTAATTACCCCAGCGTAGCTGAGCGACTTCTTGTGGGCTTTTTCAGACACCTGAGGTGCAGTCATACCTGTAATAAAAATCTTTGACATCATTTCCTCTTTCTAAGTAGTTGGGGACACCATCCGAAGATGATGCCCCCAACTTTTCACCTGATTAGAACGGTGAAGCAGGTGCTTCAGACACCCCAGGAGCCGCAGGCGGTGCAGGCGGAGCAGGAGGTGCAGGCGGAGCTACAGGAGCACTTGCTACTGCAGGAGCAGGAGCAGCGGAAACACCAGTCGGAAGGACGTGGTACTTCTTAATCTCGTTGCTCTGCGTACCGTTATAGGTACGAGTGCCGAGGGTGGCACGGAAAGACTTGCCAGAAATCTGGGCTTCAATCTGTGCGTTGGTCGGGTTGTTGTTCGTGAAGAACTCACGAGGGAGACCAAGTGCTGCCATCTTCGAGAAGAAGATGCCAAGAGCGGTCGCGTTCTCAGGAGAGATAACAAGGTTATCCCAGACGAGACGCTTGGCGTGAGGACCAGTCTGGACCTCTGCCTTAATCTTGAACATGGTCTTACCACTTGCGGAAGTGGTAGCGGTGGCCTCAGTTACCTTGAGGTCGTAATCGCCGTCGGGCAACGGCTCGTAGGAGTTGGCGGACTCGCCAGCATCCTTAACTAAATCAGCCCAGTTGAGAGTACTCATCTCTGCTTTCCTTACTTGCTACTAGTAGTTAGCCAGCTTACGCTGACTTCTTTTTCTCGGTTTTTGGACCGAAAATCATGTCGAGCATACGCTCAACTCCGAGGTTCTCCTGCTCAACAACTGAGCCGAGACGACCTTGTACACGCTCGCCAGCCTCGAACTTGTCGGTACGTTCCACATACATGCGACGTGCTCGATAAGGCAACTGCGTTGGGTCTGGGTTTGGAATCATCTCGTTGGAGATGTATCCAAGTACATCATAGAAGTACGGAGCCTGAACTGCAAGCTGTCCCTGTAGATAAGGGTGCATGAGGTCATCCTGACCACGCTTAGCCATAGCGGTGAGCACAACTGCCTCAAGAGGCTGAGTTGGGTGCATCGTTAGGTCGCGTAGGTCACGGAGAAGAGCACCCATGTGGCGGAGAAGCTCTCCCCACTGCTGCATCTTCATCTGCTCTGTACCAGCGATGTTGTCCATGCACTTAACCTGAAGCTCCGAAATGGAGTCAATGATAAGCGACTTGAACTGGTGCTTGCCACTCTGAAGCCACTGAAATGCCTTCAGAACGACATCGTAATCACGCACCTGCACGACTACGGTGTCCCACGTGCCGTCCGCCTGTGGCGGCTCCTCACGCATGGGGTCCCAATACTTGACGTTGATTGGAAGGAAGCGGTGACCGCCTTCCACGTCGAGCATCAGGCGAGGATATGGTGCTGTGACGGCAAAGGTTGACTTACCAACCTTCGATTCGCCATACACCATCATGGTTAGAGAACGCTGTACATCTGACATGCTTACTCAGTACCTTTCTTCTCGATGGATGGGTTGTAATAGCCGTATGGGTCAGAGACCTCATACATCTGCTCGATGGCAGCTTCAGCAGCACTTCCGTCGTCGATTAGAGGACAGATAGTGTAGAACTGACACTTCCATTTGCAGTCTTTCGATGGGCGTGGGTAGGCGTAGAAGTTAGGGTCTCCACCCTCATCTAGAGCCTTCTTGACTCCCATCAAATCTGTGATTGTTCCGTGGATGCGGTTCCAGAAGGCACGCAAGGTGAACACATTGTGGCGTACCTCAATCTGCTCGTAGAACGGCGGACGTGCGTTAGCAGTACGCTTTACCTTCTTGAGCATGGTGAAGATACCACCCTCTGAACGCTCACCTGGCTCCTTGTTCTGAGCGTGCTCCAACATCATGTATGTCAGAATCTGCTCGTTCATCTGAGCCTGGTTAGCGAAGTCCGAGAATGAACCACCAACGGTCTTGAAGTCGCGGAACATGCGAACACCATCGCTCTTGCGACGGACACGCATGTCCAGCTTTCCCTGAAGAATAACCTTACCATCAAGCAGCGGCATTTCAATAATCTCTTCAGTAGAAATCATCTCAAGCTCTGCGTCGATTCCCTCGTCTTCCATCCACTGAAGGTAGCCCTCCAGCATGATGCGACCAAGTTCTCCCTCAGCTTCGAGGTCAGTGGTGTCGCGGTATTCTTCCATCAACTTGTTACGGTCAATGTCTACCAACTCGGCGTGGAGTTCCAAAAGGTCGCTCTCACGGTTCGAGGTGTAGTAACGGTCTAGAGCCTCGTGGATACGAGAACCTAGTGCCAATGCTCCAGTAAAGTCCTTCTGCTTTGGCAGTAGACGTCGGTAGTAGTTGAGCCACCACTTACGTCGGCAGTCCTTGAATACCTGAATCTCCGAGTTGGAGAGGCGGTAAGGACGTACTTCTTCTTGTGTAGTTTCGTCATTCATGGTTAAAGTTTACCAGCCTTATCTTCTTTTAGCAAATCGAGTAGGCGTGCCTTGTCGTGCACAATCTGCTCGAAGTTTTCTGCCTTACCGTCAAGAACCTGAAGAACACGTTCTTCAATAGTTCCTTCGGTGACATAGTCCATGATGATAACCGAGTCGTGAATCTCAGAGCCGATACGGTGTACACG